CAGTTGAATCCACGTTGAAGTGCTCTTTATAATAATCGTAGTCTTTACGTAAGAGGTTCATTCGGTGGCTTTTATGTAACTGAGGATAGCCTAACCATTGAGGGTATACTATTGGCCCTTCTATGTTATACAGTGACATACTATTATTGTAGCCACGTGCTACCCACTCTTCAATCATGCAGTTAGCATAATGTTTGAGTGCGTTTTCATACCCACTCCACATTTTAGTGGCGGGATGATTCTTCCATCCTTTCTTATCATAGTCTGGACTGAGAGCATTGAGTATTTGTTTACACTCTACTCTCTGTTTACCGAGACGACGATAGTCAAGGATTTTAGCGGTTGTTCTAAAGTTTTTAGTAGGTAAAAATGTTTGCATAATTTCAAATCCTATTTCTTATATTTCAATATAATTCAAATATCTATATAAAGGTTTGCACAAAGGGAAGACGACTCTCAGTTCGAGGACTCTCGTGCTTCTCACTGACGAATATGAATATAACGCTTGATGATGCTCGTCAACATAACTGTTCGACAGACTTACTCATGCGAGTTATATTCAACAGGTCCGATACGTCTCTCTCTCTTCAAACTGACCCGACCAACTTGGTTCTCTTTAGTCTATCACCAAACCGATAGACACCTGCTATAGAACAACTGCTGAAAGCATTATGTTCTGTCTGAGGTTCGCTTAACGTGGTCTCAAGGCGGAAGTTTGCTTTATGGTCCAGCTTCAACGCTAACGTCTACATGCGGGATTCAGTCCGTTGCCCCTGAGTAGGGGCGTTGGTGTTTCATAAAGCTCTCAGTAGGGAAACAGGGATTACGTTTACAACGATTACCTGATGCATCCAACTGAGTGAAGACAGGCTGAGTGTTCACCGCCATAATGATTAGGCTAAGCTACTGACTGTTCTCTCTTCAATTCTTTTACTGAGGCAAAATCTAAGCCTTTGTGCGTTTGGTGGGTAATGAGCAAAGGAAATATGAAATGACCGACAGCCCAAAGGAAAAAACTCCACTCATTACCTGTCACCCTTAGTTAAAGGCTAAAATTATCCACATCCACACCATTATAAAGAAACCGATTAGTAATAACCAACCAGCTTCTTCTAAATGGGGTGGTGCTTTTAACTTCATACTTTAATCACCTTCCTTATGATTTTACTTACTTGTGTAGGTAATTCATTTATATCATCTACCATGATGTAGTTCTTAAACATTTGTTTCATGACTACTTCACGTGCACCATCAATACCTACTTGTATTATATTCCAACCTTGACCCTCTAAAAAGTTAACACACTTCTTAGTATGTGGAACACTGACATTAAATCTATACTTATCAGCTGAGGGTTCACCGTCTGAAATAACAATCATAAGTTTGTTGCTACCAATTGAGGGGGTTTCAGCTTTTACTCTGTCGGCTGAGGCTAAGATAGCCATACCATCTCTATTTTCACTTCGTGCTCTCATAGCACCCATAGCTTTTAAATCACTTTTATATGTAGGTGACCAATATACTGACATATTAGTTTCACCTTCATGACCCCATTCGTAGCCATCAGCTGTGTGACCAAAGACCCATAGGTTGAGAGCTTGGTTGTCCTTTAATGCTTCTCTCAGTCCGATAGCACATTCACGTGCTATTCTACTTTTATATGAACCCATACTACCTGATTCATCAACTAAGAGACATACATCGAGTGGCTTATCTTCATCGATAATAACATTCTTAAAAAGGTCAGTTCGACCGAGAGGTATTTTATGTAGCATACGCTTATCTAATTTACCTCTTCGTTGGTTGCGAATAGTGTTAATACGTGTATCACCATATAAGTTAATCTTCTTCTTCAACTGACTGATAGGTGCTTTCATTCTATCTACAGCCTCATCATAAGATTGTTTGTAGTAGTCTTTGTTGGCTTTTTGATTCTTCCATGTGACTTTACCACCTTGTTTCAAACCGAGTGCCCGACCTGTGTCCCACATCTCTTCTGAGTAATCACTATCAGCTAAGGATTCTATATCATCCCAAAGAGATTCACTAATCCAATCTCTGTCTTTAGCGTAGTCAGCTAACTCTTCCACAAATTTACCTAAAGCTTCTTCTAACTTTCTTTCTTCAGCATAGCGACCGTCTCTTTCTGCTTCAGCTCTTTCTCTTTCGATGATTCTGTCTTTCATACGTTCTAAGTCTTCTTCACCCATTTCACCAGCTGTGTCACCCCACTCTTCTAATATTTCTTTCATCTTTGAATCAGCACGTGACATCAATTCTTCTTCGTCTACACCTTCACGTTTCTTAGCTTCTTCAGTAGCTAATTGGTTCATGTAATTATATAGACTATCTATAGCCATAAAGGTTGCATCTCTATTTTTTAACGCATCTTTTAAAGCACGGGCAAAGAACTGAATATGCTTAGCATGTTTCTTTCTTCGTTCTGGTGATATAGACTGAGGGTATCTTACCATAGCTAAAAGAGTATTCATAACATCAGCAATTGGATTACCACTCATTTCATCTATCTTATGTCCATGCTTACCAAAGAAATGTTCTTTAACTTTCTCAATATACATTACATAACCAGCGTGAGTCTGAGCTAACTGAGATTCAATATATTCATCTTCGATTATATTAGCTATATTATGTAATAATCTTTCTTGAGGAACGTTTAAACTATTTTTATATGCATAGTTCTTTTCCCACTTTGTTAAGGGATGTGTGTGAACTAAGTGTAGCTTCTCGTGTATTGAGAGACCAGCGACAATATCTAACTTATCATCATTATCTTCAATTAATGTGCCATCAACATAGATAGTTCCTGTTCTCATATTAGAATAGTTTTTCTTCTCAGTTGCAAAGTGTAATGTATGCTTAGTGTTAGGGTCAACAACTTTACATAAGGAATCTAAATGTCTCTTATGTTTTAACATACGTGCACTATCTGTTGTAGACTGAGTCCAACTACCCCATGCTGAGGTAGTCACTCCACTATTCCAATAAGAACCTGTGCCCCATGTATAACCTGACCCTCTGTTCCATACGTCACCGTATGCTGAGACGGTAGGTGCCGGTGAACTATATACTTTAGCTACCGATGGGGTAATGAAAGGGTCTACTGTAGTATAACTGTTGCCACAGTCTTTACAGTTCCCATGTCCATCATCCTCAGTCCAATCATCACAACCATAACAAAAGTCATCGTCGTCATCATCAGCCCACTTGTCTACTGTATCTTTGTAATCCATTCTTCTACTTCTCCAACTAAATCTTTATCCTCAGTTCGGAATTTATATTCAAAACATTTAAGACTTCTCTTAGCTGAGCCTATAACACACTTATAGATAAACCTATCTTCGTTAGTCACTAAGCCCTCAGCCATCTCTCTCACTTCATTAAGTGTCATTGTAGGTTTCTTAGGAATTATAATGTCCTCATCCTGTATGAGTCTACGTTTGTAAGCACCTACATGTCTTCCATTTACCTCAGTCTGAGGAAACACATCTTTCAGTATGTGTCCTATAGCTGTTGGTTTAAATCCATTCAGTATAAGAAACTTAGCCAACTGATGCCAATACGTGTGCTTTCTTCTTTTAATCTTTGCTTTAACCATTTTTGCTGTCCTACTGAGAAACCCCAATTACTCTCCCATACTCTGTATAACTTGAATGATACGAACTCTCTCAGTATCGTCACCACCCTGAACAGGGTAGAACGGTAAGCACGTATGCTTCAACGCTTCAACTAAGTCCATTCCATCTACAACTAATTCAGCAACAGCTAAGCACATACGTGTTGAGACTGCTGTTGATAGTTCATCGGAACTGTATAAGTCACGAACTCTTTTAGCAAAGTCTACAACTTTATCAGCATCGGAATCACTGAGCTGAGGGTTGCGATTTTGTATTAGTTCCCTTTCTTTGCTTGGAGGTAAATATTCTAATTCATATATACCACCTGTAAATCTGTCTTTCCATGCTCGGTCTAAGTCATGAGACGCACCGAGATATTCTCTGCCTATGTTTGCAGTAGCATAAAAGAATGCACCTTTATGAACTGAGACACTGTCAGCATCTTCACTTTCATCTAAAGCTAAATACTTCTGTCCATCCAATACAGGCATAAGAATATTAGCTAAGTCACCTGTTCGGTCACGTGTGACTTCGTCTAACATAATAAAAGACTCATTCTGTATTGCATTAACGAACCGAGATGGTTTAAACCATGTTCCCGATTCTTTATCATACTTAGTGTCACCGAGTAGCTTAGCTGAGGGATTCATAGTGTCACCAAAGTTAAAACTATAAAATTCCTTTGAAGTTATCTCAGCTAATATCTTACCGAGACTTGACTTACCACAGCCTGACGGCCCTGTGATTAGAATGTTCTTACCTCTAAAGATATTTCTCAGCATAGTATAGAACGTCATGTCATCAGCAAACTTAAACTCTTCGGGCACATTGACTGAGCCTCTTAGTTTAGACATTACTGTATCTTTTTCCACTTCAACGGGTGGTTCCTCTTCTGGCATGGGGTCTTCGGCCTCAGTTGGTGAATCATCACCAAACAACGCACCTAAACCCTCGTGTGTCGGTTTTTCTTCCATTGTTTCCTCATAAGGGACATCCTTTTTAAAGGTTTCGGTCTCTGAACTGAGACTCTCGCCTTCATCTAATCTTAAATCTTCTTTACCGGTGTGAATACCTAAATACATTCCTCTCTTCCATCTCTTTACACCACGCTTATCCTCAGCTACGTGCCAATACGCACCGTCTCCGCCCACTCTTTCATAGTGTAAAGGAAAGTCAGTGGCTGATTCAGTCGGGGATGGTCTTGGTCTTCGTCTACTCATCTATTACCTCTAAGTATAGGTTCCAATCGGTATCTATTCGACCACAACATCTACACTTAGGTAGACCTGTGTGTCCATCTGCTTCATACATTTCATTAAACTCTTTTCGTGTTATTTGTTTCATAGTTCACCTGTAATATAATCATCTACTAAACAGTGTTCACATGAATACTTATTCACTTCATGTCCACCTGTGTCATAAGTTGAATACTGTCCACAATCTACGCAGTTCATCAGTTCGGTCTCCTTCTTCTTATCAGTTGACGGTCAACACGGCTTCGGTCATATCCGTATGTCCTCTCACCTGAGATACCACTTGATGTGCCCTTTACCTCATACTTACGAACTAAGCTCGATAAAGCGTTCACATCTTTTTGTTCCATTGTGCTGAGAGAGTCCACAAACTTTCCTAAGTTCGTAGATACTGACCAAGCATTGTCTTCTATTCCTTCGAAGCACTGAGATAAAAAATCCCTCAGCACGTTGAAACGTTTATCCTCAACTGACTGCACACTAAGTAAAGGTATCTTATCAGTGTGTTGTGTCATATAGTTATTGAACTTCTCAATTGGGTTCATTCTACTACCTCTCTGAACTGAGTAAAGGAATCGAACTTATGTGGGTATAATCCCTCAGCTCGTATTCTATCGAAGTATGCCTCTGTTCGGGCATTACGTCTCAATCGGTAGTCGGAACCTTTTTGGTTCGGGGTAGCACTTAACAACTGTTGTAGCTGTTTGGCTGACAGGCTCTTTAATGCATTTGCTATTGTATTGATGTCGGTCATAGTCATCACCTATACCATTATGGAAGCCCTTTATAAGCTTTTCGGTGATTCGGGGAGAGTGAACTGAGACATGTGATAATAGTATGTAAGTGACCTCCCTATATTTACTATATTAAGATAGAGCTATATTATGCATATATTAAGCTATTTACTTAAAGTTCTATATAGAGCTTTCTTAGTAGAGCTTTGCTTAGTAGAGCCTATTTGCTTAATAGAGCATAATAATATAGAGGGCATAGGTCCTATATATAGCTTTTCTTTGTTCACACAAAAAAAGCTCTATTACGAACCAAAACCGGTTCAAGTTCGGGCTATACTGAGCATTTTCTCACCCAGCCGGTGCGACGTAGAGCACTATTTTCTCACCCCCGCGGTCTGACCAAGCTGAGAACCTGCCCCATCGAGCTTTTCTCACGGACTGAGAAGCCCACAGGCTCAATAGGGCTAAGCTTTATAAAGGTTTCTCACGGCGGGATAAGGCCATCGACTGAGAGTGCTTAATGGAGCTTATATACTGCACTCCAACTGAGAAATTTCACACGCGTGGAAAAATCAAAGGTACAAAAAAAAGGTGTTAGCCCCTGACTTATATACCGGCGCCGGCAATGCATTCCCATCTCGATGTTTTCGCAATCGTTAACGATGGTCTAGGGGCATAACTGTAAGGTGTGAGGGAGGATTCAAGGTTGACCTCCAAAGACTACCGGCCCAAATACTAAGCGTATTGTCCGCACTTACCACTACACCATCCCCTCAGACACTTGTCCGTTGGGGCAGGTTTGTGTGCCTTACCTCCTTTGGGAAGAGGTTATTCGGCCACTCACTATAACGGGAAGCTATCCCATTAACATCAGATGGGGGAGGAATCGCCTCCCCTACGTGTTTGCTTGTTAACCGCTGTGTTCAGCGTTTTATATGATACCAGCTTTCTTTAAAGCTTCCTTCAATTCCGTTTCGGGAATATCTCCACTCATCACTGCCTGTAAGACAGCATCAGATGAAGCCTTGATGCGGGTAGTCACAGATTTCCTTGCTCGTTGTAATTCACGGGTTCTTGTTCCAACCATAGAAGCAAATGCTTCATTGGATGAGACTGCATCTTTCAATGCAATCAAAGTGTCCGTCTTTAAACCAGCGGGGTATCTCTTGGATTTACCTACATACTCGAAACCGAGTGTATCTAACAATCCTGTGACGACACCAGCTTCTTTTGGTGCCCACAGGAAATCTCCTTTTGCTTTAGTCATACTATACCAATAGGGTGTCCCTATTTAAGCTTAACCTCTGCTCACTACTTGACGTAGTCTTAGATTCCTAAAGATGTCTGGGTTAGACATTCTCACCGACTCAGCTATCTCTAAGTGTTTTCCTCGGCTGTCAGTTCCTACTGAAACCATTTCTTTGTATAAACCATACTTACCGTATGGAGTCGTGCCGACTTCAACGAAGTAATCGACATTCTCACCTGCACCCTGCCATGGCAGAGCACTTTTAATTTGAGTTGCTTGGCTCATGTAATACCAAGGGTGGGGGTCTATTTAAAGCTTTTTTCACCCGTGTGGAAAAATAAGATGCGACTTCACCAATGTGGTATATACTTTGAAACAAGTCACATTGGGAGCGGTCGCCACACAATAACGTGTTGTTAACGAACAGAGGTTATCGATTAGGGTGTGACGAACCAACAGGCAAAAGGCGAACCTTCAGGCGTGTTGGGCGTAGAGAGATAAAGAGAATTCCATAATTAGTTTCCGACCTCTAACTGTTATTTGATTCCGGTGATTCAACATTTTAACTGCACGTTGTTTCGAAACTCTCTCAGCTGACAACCGGTAAGGGATGGTTCAGTCCGGTCAGGGAAGTTCGTTCGGGGTCTTGTTTGCTAATAGTCTATTCTTGTCTTAATACTTTCGTCACGTGTTATGCATATGCTATAACTGTAATACTACAATAGGGAAGGTCTATTTAACCTTTACCCCATTGTCTTTAATCTCAGAGACATAAACATCTCCGAGCTCAAACTCACCATAGGTGAAGTTGCTCTTTACTGCACAGAACCAGCGAGCGTATGGATTCTTGGCTTCATTCTCGGGAGCTTGATACTTCTTAAGAACTCTCCATTCAAATCCTGCTGGCCCTTGCCAGACCTCGTAAGGGTCGTTTCTATCTCTTGTTTTATTACATAGATTTTTGGTCATACAATACCAATAGGGACCTTCTATATAAAGCTTTTTCCACCCGAGTGGAAAAGCGGGGGGAGGCCCTACCCCCCTTATCGAGGTTGAAAACAAACGAGCTATTGATTGGCCTTTTTGATAATCTTATTTGTTTCTTTCTTCCAACTGCGTTTGAGTGGTTTATCGTATGACAATGAACTCAACCTCCATGTCGTCGAGAATATCTAAAATTGATTTCATCTGTTTGCCTCCATGATTTTCTTCAGGTAAGCCAGATATCTCTCAGTTGCGTTTGTAGGATATTCTTTACTCATTTTCTCACATCCTCAGCCAATCCTAAGCGGATTGCTGTTAGTTGGTCTAATACTCCAGAATCAATTTTATTCTTTTGTATGGTTCTGCGTGGTGCTCTCCTAAATCGGAAAGCGTTTCTCATTGAGTCGTCTTGTATTTTGGTCATAGTTCCTCATACCCACAAGCCTTTATAAAGGTTTCCCTGCTGAAGCGTGGGTTCTCTCTCCAGCACATTTTTGCTAAGTCTTCGACTACTGCACGGGGTGCGTAGTGTTCCCGACAAATTCTTGCTATCTCTTGAAAGTGTTTTCTTGTCATCATGTGTTTTCACTAATATACCAATAGCACCACCCTATATAAAGGTTTTTTCACTCGTGTGGAAAAACGAGGTCGCCCAGCTGTCCCACCGTAGTAGGCCGGCTCACTGGGCTGGAGATGCGTCGCTACGTTTAACGCTCGGGCGGACTTATGCCACTGGCCCTTCGCCATCACTTGTCAGGCGTCTCCTGTTGTTATCTCACTTAATAGACGTGATACTTTTTAGGTGTGCACCCTGACCTGCCCTTTCCGTTGGGGGAACCTACTCCTACGGCCTCCATCTTATGGTCTGAGATAACTCACGGAATGTAATTAATAAGTGAGGGTCGGGATTCGGCCCCTGAAACCCTCTTAGTCCGAGTGCAATACTATTTTGCTATTTTCATCTTCTCGGATTACTTAACCTAATTTTCTTGTTGCGTATGATACGTTAACCATGTGACTGATTAACCATTTTTGATATGTTGTCATGTTTTCTTTTCCTCCTATGATACCAATAGAGACACCCTATTTAAGGATTGCCCTCAACTGTCGGACCATGGTCCAAGTGTTGTCTGTCATCCTTTTTGGGCTTCCGCCGGTTTTCATTTTGCTCATAATATACCAATAGCACCACCCTATATAAAGGTTTTTTCACTCGCGTGGAAAAGGGCTATTTGATTTTGCTACCTTTAAAACCAGCCCACACGTGGCCCTTGTCCCAGATGTATTTACTACCACCTGTATCAGGGTCATAGACTAACCAATAGTTATTACCTCTGGCGTCTGTTCCCTTGTTGATTATTTTATATCCGTCTTTGGTGTTTCTCATAATATACCAATAGGGAGTCCCTATATAAGGTTATCTACCAGAATACCTTTTCGTCGGTCCAAAGCTCAACATCTTTTGCGTGTCGGCTCTTAGGACTTCTTCGGATTCTTACAGCGTAATTATCTGTATCGAACTCACGGTTTCTTAATCTTCTACTGATGTCTTCAGCCTGTGATGGTTTGCAATCAATCCAATCAGGCATGACATGTCCATCATTTAATCTTATAACGTGAGTCAATACTTTACAGCTGTATTGATAATCACCAACTTGTCTCTTACTGTGTCTCATTCGAACACCTCGAATGCTTCACAAAAAGTCACAACAAAAACGAAGACAAAGGCAATTGTCACATATAGTTCAATTACCATTCGTCCTCACCTGTCCAAAATGTGCTGAACATTTGTTCATCACAAGATTCACATAGTCCGCCGAATAATCGACTATCAAGCCCACAGTCTTCGCAACTGCCAAATGTATCATGTAGATGGTCACTCATATTTGTTTCCTCGTAATATACCAATAGTGGGGGTTCTTATATTACTTTGGGTGAAGCCTATCGTCGAGAAGCCTAAAAACCTAAACAGGGGTATATAAAGGGATAAATCCCGCTCGTGTTTTTTGGGCGCGCTGTACCTTTTTTTCACCCGCGTGGAAAAATTTTTTTGCTAGGGGGTTTATATACCCCCTTGGCTGGCGAATGGACTATATATACTTAATGCTCGTGCATTTGGTCTATGATATCATGGACTATGTCAAGCATATAGCTTCGGGTTATAACATTGTCATGCCCGTATCTATTTTTTAACATTAGTTTCCAATCGTCATCAGATAGAGTTATTTCAAATTTCATTTTTTTACCTCCTTCATTATTTCTGCGTATTCCTGAATTTCTTTCAAAACGTATTTTGCAAATTCATTCCACTCTCTTTTATTTCTGCAATCCTTTGCGAGTTCATCCCAGATTTTATAATTAGATGAAACATTCCAAGCCCAAATATTTGCTTCGGCTCTTCGCTGTTCTTCTGAGAAAGCAGGTGCTTTTTCTGCTTCTTCGAACATTCTTTTAAAGTTGCTTTTGGAGGTCATATTTACACCCCCATTTCGTGAAAGCAGTCAAGGCATACCTTGTAGCCTCTTGCCCTGTGGGCTTGGACTGCGTCACCACAGCACTCGCACATATCCTCTATGAGGTCGTTAGCTGACTCGGATTCTTCGAATCCCATTCTGATTAGTTCGTTTTCTGTATTCATGTTTTTCCTCTGTTATACCTATAGCAAGCCTCTTTATAAGCTTTGCCCCTAAGGGGGCTTATGCCCCCCTGTGGCCTGTGTTGGCCATACCTTGGCACTCTGGCTCGGTGCCGTATTCCCTGAAGTGTTGAGCTACCAAGGATGCTTCATGTTCTAAAGCTTCCCATGGGTTGTCAAATTCAGCTAATACAATCATGCTGATGTCATGACCTTTCTTAGGTCGGTGCTTACTCAATCTTGATTGTGGGTCTTGAGTTAGTCCGTAATATACAGCGTTTTCGCTGATGGAGTCACCCATTACCACATCAAAAAAGTGGTAGCTTGTTTTTTCTACTTGTCTGGCTAATTTATATATGAAATATTTTTCGTTCATTTTATTTCCTCGCTACTATACCAACGCGAGTATACATATATAACTATGGGTCAAGGTTTAAGCACAAAACGTGATTTTCTAAAAGGGGGTATATAAAGGAAAAAATCCCGCGCGTGAATTTTGGCGCGCGCGCTTTCTCTCATTTTCAGCGGCGCCCTCTCCCGTCTAAAAAAAAGAGGTGGGGGCCGTTACAGAATCGCGGCTAGGGGTATTCACAAATCGGCTAAATTTTGAAAGTACTATTATGCATTATATACCTTTAGCACTGTGTAACTCTATATAGATATATTATACTATGCTCTATTATGCAAGCTCAATGAATCACACTTGACAGAAATCTTTATATATCCAGACGTGTTAAAAGTAATATACAAAAGTGATACAATGTCAAAACGAACACAAAATAACATCAAGTGGACGTGTAACAACATCCGCGACTTGCTTTTGAGCAAGAATGAGGCTTATGGCGATTCCGCAATAGAGCCTGACAACATTTTTAGTAAGCTCGATAATGCACAGGCTATCTGTGCAAGAATCGATGATAAGCTTTCACGTATTAAAAATCGTGGGCTCGATGATGAAACAGAAGACACGCTCGATGACCTTATAGGATATTTAATCCTGCTCAAGATTGCGCGGGAGACTGGAGGCAGCAATACCACAGTATGGACTACTTGTAATTGCCCTCATGGGTGTACTATTTGTGGAGAGACTTGTGAATGCATTTGCAGAATAGAGCTTGATGCTGAAGGTTACGCACCCCCGTGGAGCCATGAGGTACCTAAAGAAGTGAGGATATTTACGAATGACTAAATGGGAACCTAGCCATATGAGGCTCAGTCCTTCTAAAATCAATACTTATAAGAAGTGCCCTCGCGAATTCTACTACAAGTATATTGCTAAGTTACCTGAAAAGAAAACAATACATTTATTCAGAGGAACTTTAGTACACCAGATATTAGAAGATTTATTTAAGAGAGAATTCAAATCCTTAGCACAATGGGAAAAGGGTTACCCTAAAATATGGGTACAGGACCAATTTGAGAAAGGATGGGAAGAAAAGATAGGTAAGCATAAATGGTTATGGGAAGTACATACTTCTGAAGAAATGGATTCTATGTATACAGAAACAGAGGCTCTTTTGCAGAACTTCGTCGACTCCGTCGACAAAAAATTAGGAGAAATGGTGGAATGGAAAATCTTTAGAAGTAAGCAACAGGCTTGGAATGCTGTAGCCCCAAAGTATGCTGAGAAGTGGGTTAAATCACAAGAGTTTGCTATTGTAGGAGTTATTGATGTAGTATGTAATGACTTTGATGGTGGAACCACTCTTTTGGATTATAAGACCAGTAAACGTTATGGGCCATACCTTCCTGAAGAATATTACAGACAATTAATTATCTATGCTTTCCTTTATACACTGGAAATGGGGGAAATGCCAAACTTTGTTGGAGTAAACTACTTGCGTTTCGATGACACCTTTTTTGTAAAGGTTACACAAAGCGAGTTAGATGAAGCTCGTGACTTGATTAAGTTTGTTCACGATTGTATCAAAGAACGTCAAGAATACGAAGACAAGTATGAGCAAGTACCCCAAAACCTTTGTAAGTGGTGTTCATTCCATACTAGTAAAGGTGGTCCATGTGATGCAGAGATACCTAAATGGAAACCTGCGAAAAGATTTAGGTCTACACATAAAGGTAAATTTGAAGATGTATCAGACTCTTTTAAGTCTATGATAGATGTAGAGGCTCAAAATCAATTCCCTGAGTTTGATTGAGGGTAATCTTTATATAGTCGCGCTGTGTAAATTAATACATGGCGCGCGATGATTATGGAGCCATCTCTGTAATATCTGATGAAGAAAAGAAGATATTAGGAATTGGCGGTCCTAAAAAACCAGATGAAGAAGAAGGTCTTTTCGAAACACTTGGCAAAGCAGCAGATAAAGCTGGTGATACTAGATTAGGTCAGAAGATAGGTTCTGTCCTTACTGTTCTTATTCTTGCGTTCTTTGGTAGTGGTACTGGTGATATAGGTATGTTACAAGACCTTTTCGCAGATGATGAGGAACCTATATCAAAAGGTGGATGTATGGATATTACTGCTATTAATTATAAAGCAGATGCTACATTTGATAATGGGAGTTGTGTATTTCCACCCCCTGTTATTTATGGGTGTATGGATGAAAACGCGCTGAATTATAATCCTCAAGCAACCCATACTAACAATCAATGTAATTACCCCCCAAACCAAAATGGAACAGGTAATAACGAAACTCAAACTAATGAAACTGTGTATGGTTGTATGGATATAGATGCCAACAACTATAATGATAGAGCTACAGAAGATGATGGTTCTTGTGATTATGAAAACGAAGAAAATCATTGTAATCACACACAGTTAACTATTTGGAACGGATTAGAAGAACAAGCTGTACTTTATACAACAAGTGGTAATCAAACTAATGTTAGCTTTGGTAGAGAAGCCTCTGATAACATAGAAATATATATTGATATGGATACTAATTGTAACGATTTCGAAGATGAGCTAGCTGTTATGATATGGTATGACATAGTACATGTTATTCCAATATTTGATGATAATGGTACATTCTCATATTATCAATATGACAATTATACATATGATGAGTTTTGGTTTAATGTATCTGGTTGGTGGGAAGATACCCATTCATTAGATTCTAATGCAGAACCTTACGAAGAAACATTTAATAACCCGTACGAAGGGGTTTATTTTTTCTACGCATCTATTGATGTAGATTGGAATGGTAACGGAACTTATGATTATTATGGTTATATGACCAACTTCCCAGCAACATGGGCAGAAGGTTTTGAATATAGTGAAGAAGACGGAATGCGTCTGGAGGAGGAATGAAAGCACGTGAGATGCTCATTCTGACAAATATGTTAGCGAAAATTATATCAGAAGTAGATGATTTAAAAGCAATGATTAGACAAGCAGTTAATGATGATTTTAAAGAACACTACGAAGGTGAGGAGGAATGATTGAATGGATAGATATATTAACAATGATGGGAATAGTGATGGCAGGACTATCAATTGTGGCTGCTTTCGCGGTACTTGTGAATTTTGCGCGCCGAGCATTAAGAAGAGTAATAAAACCCAAGTTAATAGTGCAAAAGAAAACAAAGGAGGAGAAACCAATTATGAGTAAAGATACAGCAAGTGAAGGAGTAACATTTAATGACATATTTATGTTTATGATTGCAGTGCCATTAGTTTTACTCTGGGTAGGTTTTGCAGGTTTCGTTATACACAGCGGATTGCAAGACGACTCTGTTCTTGAACAAATTGAAGGGTATACAACTTTAATAGCTATTTTAGGTGGGCCAGCCCTTCTAATTATTAAAGATGCTTTGGATGTTTGGAAACAAGAACAAGCTGAGAAAACAGCATTTTATAAAATAAAAGCACAAGCAGTTATTGATTATAATGATGCAGCTCAGCAACAAGCCCAGATGATAGAAGCAAAGGCACAAGAACAAGAACATAAAATGGAGTCCAAGAAATAAGGAGGAGTAAACTATGGTTAAAGACACAGAACTAAAAGGTGAACACTTTAGCAAGAACAACCCTGACATGATGTTAGATTTTGCTAAACCTAGCAAAGCGGAAATAGATGCGATGAATTATAAAAAACCAATCACATCTTATAAAGACGTACAAAAACCTAACACAGCAGGGGAACGTCCAATATATATGGATGGTAGTGACGTAATGACACACCCTAATACAGATTTTGTAGCAGATAAAAAGAATTACGCACCCGGTTCAAAAAGAAATACACTGTAAAGATATATGCCAAAAAAGAAAAAAGGTAAGAAGGTATACAAGAAGTATAGATAATAGAAGAAATCTTTATATACTCCTAAGTTCTAATTATTAAGGGCGACCTCGTTAGGGCCAAGGCTCCACAGGACGGCATACGCCAGTGTCCAAGAGGTCAAACCCAATATGGAGATATCAACATATGAATGAAACAAGTAACAACACAGCAGAATCAAACAATACAGCTGATAACAATACCGCTGATGACGGTAACCTTACTGCTTTATTGGACACTGTAGAAGAATCTGGAATGTTAGATGCGTTAATGGATGACCCATTACTTATGGCATTAGCTGCAATGGTATTAGCTTTAGGTGCTTACGTCGCCTATACTGTACCAGCAGTTAAAGAATTAGTTTTTAAATACTTAAAGAATAACGAAGCCGAATTAATGGACATGTTAGACAAAAATTTAACAAAAGCACAGATGAAGGCTTTTGAAAAGTTGGATGAAACAGCACAAAAGCACGTAAAAGACTCTTTAGTTCGAAATGTATTGGTAACAGCATGGGATGAGAAAGACGACGAACTTGCAGCATTAGTCAAGTCTAAAGTTAAATCAGCCCTTGATGAAGGCAAAGCACTTTGAACGTAGAGGAATACGAAGAGCGAATACGCCAGAGGGTCGGAGAAAGCGAATATGCTAGGCATGAAGAGCTTGTCCGTCTTCTGGCACGCAATCTTGCTCTTGAAGACGTGCTTTGGGAAGAAATTACTTTACATCTTCGGGATGTTAACCGCAGAACAGAGCTCTTGCGACAAAGAAATTCAATCGTTCGTGACATACATACTGAATTCAGAGCGTTAAACATAGAAGTTCCCTCTTTAACTGAACAAAGAACAGAGGACTTCGCTAGCTTTTTAGGAGATTTAACAGATGACAACAGAGATGAAACACCTAACTCGAAGTCTGACGGGCAAAAGCGCGTATGATTCAAGAGAATTAGAGAATATATTCGAAAAGGTTAGACAAGATAAAGATAAAATGATAAAATTGGTACGTGCGTTCTGTGCGGCCTATCTTGTAGACCAAAAACAACGACCTCTTAAACTCAGACCACTCCAAGAAGAGATAATATTAGAATGTTTAACACTAAGAGATGATGGTAGACAGAAGAAAGTAGCAATATTAGCTCCACGTGGCAGTGGGAAATCGTTTGCATTGTCAGTAGCAGTGGTTATTTACATGTTTTTTAAGAGATTTAGAGATTTAATCTTTGTTTTAGCTCCATCAGAAGACCAAGCAGCTTTAATTTTCAATTATGTGTACCGACATATGGCAGATAGCCCTATTTTGGATAGCTTAGTAGAGAATTACAGGTTTCATAATAAACCAAGCATTACTATGAAAGGTGGTACCGTAATGAGGCGTGCTCCATTAGCGCCAACTAATCAGGGGCAAGCCATTCGTGGCCAGCACCCTACATTCTGTATTGTCGATGAAAGTCCACTTATTGATGACAATTTGTTTGTAGATAACGTAGAACCAGCGATAGTTTCAAATAGGGCCCCGTTCATAAATTTAGGTACACCAAAGTCAAAAGATAACCATATGTGGCGTTATCTTTATGATGATAACTATGCAGAATCCTTTACAAGACTGCATTTTACATGGCGTGACGCAGTGAAACATGGAATAGCTTATTCAGCACCCTACACTGAAGAAGAAATGTTAGAAAAGATGGTGGAATGGGGAGAAGATTCTATCTACTGGAGGACGGAATACGAATGTGAGTTTGTAGAAAGTGTAGCGAATGTATTCAATCCAGAAAAAATCAAAGCATGTTGTGACAACTATGAGCTTATTAGTCCCGAAAATCTGGTCCAAGGAGGAGAAAGTGATTTATCTATCACTGTTGGTGTTGACATTGGTAAGTCAGTTAATTCTACTGTTATCACTGGTTGGGTCTTGGAAAAGGGAGAAGAGAATAATATTGCAAGGCTTATTTATCTTGAAGAAATTAATGCTAGAACTGGTGGACATGATATACCATACCAGCGTGAACGTATTATGGTGGTTGCCAGAAAGCTTGGTGCAGGTAGGGTTATTATTGATGCCACTGGTATTGGTGGTGCTATTGAGCAAGATATTAGGATGGCGTGTATAAATGATTCTATACATTTTATACCGTTCGTTTTTACTGGCGGTCCAAAAGGTACTAAGACACAAGCGTACCGAGACTATCAATCTTTTATACAACAAGGTAGGGTTAGAATACCTAATCCAGATAATTTACCACCACATCAAGCAAAATTAGTGCATAAATGGATAAGAGAGCATATAGATTTAGAATATACAATGGATGTGGCTAATAAAACTGAAAAGATAGCAGCACCTGATAGTAAACATGATGATTATTGTGATAGTAGTGTAATAGGAATACACGCTACCTTATCAATGTTACCCTCTGGTGGAACATTTGGTAGTGCGAATGCAAGCAAAGGTCCACCACGTCGCATGATGAGAAGACAACAAGGCGCAGGATATAGTGGAGGAGGGTTATTTACTACACGTAGAAGCCCAAAATCATTTAAAAAGCCGGGTTTGAACGTTTAAAGTATAATAAAATGGGAAAAGCTTTATATACTCTATAATCGTAAACTATAAATAGCCATGTCGTTCGTAGACAATATCAGACGACGTTTCGCTTCCGTTGGCAGCGACCCAGTCGTAAAAGAGGATGACCCGCGCTCATTTGGAGAGGGTGTTATTAGACGCATTAAATTGCAAAATGCACAATTCTCAAGCGTGGGCAAGAAGTATGAAGAACATATAGGTAGTCCTAGAACTTATATGAATGTTTATTTATCAGACCCATTAGTAAGAAGTTTGATAGATTTACCCTGTTTTTATGCAGTTAAAGATAATTATGATATAGTTACTGAAGACGACAAGGTACGTGAAACAGTAGAAGAGATGTTTAGAGACATTAATGTTGAAAACACAATGTACAACTGGTTACGTAATGCACGTATATTTGGAACTGGTTATTTAGAATGGACTGGAGATAATTTAGTTTTACGTTCTAGTCAAAATATGTATGTGCAAAGAAACGAGCATGGGCAGATTTTATATTATTACCAAGATGTTGGTGAAGATAAAGAAAATGTCCGTTTCGAAGAAGAAGAAATCATAGAGCTTAAAAATAATCCTTTTGATGATTATGCTTATGGTTTATCTGATATACACCCTATTCTTTATTTAGTAGACCTAAAAGATTATGCAGAAAGAGATATAGGTGCAGCTTTAAATAAATATGCTACATCTAGATTTGATATATCTTGTGGTTTACCAGATATGCCTTATGGACCTGATAAAATAAATGAAGTAGTAGCTGCATTCAATGCTTTAGAGCCGGGAGAAGATATTATCCACGGTAATGATATAGAAATCAAAGAACTACAAGGTACACAAAGAGCATTTGAATATGGTAAGTATACAGATGATTTAATGGATAAAATTCACATGGCTTTAAAAGTTCCTAAGACTATGTGGACAGACCCAGACAAAGCAAGACCTATTTTTGAACCATATGTTAGATATTTACAAACTATGGTTGAAGCCGCTATGAACGCACAACTTATGCCTCAGTTAGAGGATGGTGAAGCTAAGTTCAGGTTTAGGCAAATTAATGTTGATGACGCATTCACTAAAGCTAAGACTGATATGATTTATCTATCAGAAGGAGTATTATCACCCGGTGAAGTTAGAGAAGAGAGAGGTTTAGACCCTGAAGGAGTTGTAGAATTAGATATGGAAACTTCTGAAGATGTTAAAGCATCTCCATTAGAAAAGAAGAGTGATAAGAATGCAAATATCTCTGGTGGAAAGAACGAGGATAAAAAAGAAGAATCCGCTAGAGCACAGAACAGGGGCAATAAGCCCTCCGCAAACGCAACAGGAGATAGAGCATGACGTATGAGAAATGTGTAAGAACTGTTAGTAAAACACTAAAAGACAGGGGTTTTGAATCCCACGAAGAAAAAGCTCAGAATATGTGTAGTATTTGGGCTGAGGAAAATGGTGTAGAGCGGGAGTTCGGTAGAACCACATCCGACAAAGATGTTCGTAGGTCATTCGCATTACAAATGCAAGAAGGCTCAGAAATGACATTTAACGAGGGCGATGGGGAGAATACCGTAACTTTTCCCGTAATCGCTATTACATCCGGTCCTCATGATTATGAGGAAGACGGAATTGAGAAAAGGGTTTACATAGAACCCAGTATGTTAACAGATGTAGTGGATTCCTTCAAGGAACTCCCTATTTATGTTGACCATCAACGAACGCCAGAGGATTTAATCGGCATGGCTACTGACCCTCAGGTTATCAAGATGGACAATGGAAAGACCGCAATTAAAATGTTAGCGACCGTTTCTAACAAATACAATCGCGGAGACGAAGCAATGAACAAGGTAAAAGACGGGGATATGACTCATGTTAGCATCGATTGGTTATCCAGCGATGTAGACGTGATGGGTGACACTTATGCCACTAACATTCATCCCACGGAGGTATCATTTATTGACAATGAAAAAATGGACCCCGTCTGCAAGGAGTGTACAATTGACAAGGAATGTGAATTACATGTGCCTGATGACGACCACGACTGTGGTTGTGGTGGACATACAGAAGCATGTGAATGTGAAGACGGGAAAACAGAGGTAGAAATTATGTCAGAAGACAAAGTAGAAACTAATGTAAAGTCCGATGCAGAAGAGATTGTCGAGCGTGAATTCGCTTCATTAAAGCAACAACTCTTAGAAGCTAATGCTAGTTTGAAAGAACAGCAACAAGCTTTCGAAGAGGCACAAAAGCAAATTGAAGCATTCAAAGAAGCTGAAGAAAAGAGAGCTGAAGAAGAAGCAGTTATGAGAAAGAACGAACTTGTAAAGAACGTTATTTCCCGTGAAGTCTTACTTGGAACTCTATCTGAAGACAAATCTGAAACACGCGGTGAGGAACTCTCCGCATGGGATGAAAACAAGCTGACTGGATTCAGCGAGGCTTTAGCAGCAATGCCAGAGCCACAGGCTGACGTCGAACGTTCATTCGGAAAAGGAAAAGCTAACGAAGGTGAAGCTACTCCAGAAACCGAAAGAAAATTCGCTGTCAAGATGGTTAACGGCCGTATAGTCGTTGACAAAGATGTATTAAGAGGTGAATAAAAATGGCAACAGAAGTTTTGGTAAACGACGGTGGTGCACCAGCAAGGATTCTTCCTTACACAGCTGGTTCTGCACTAACAGCAGGTCGTGTAGTCACTATGGCTACCGACGGAGAAATTGACCATGCCGCCTCAGGTGCGACATACGTATTAGGAGCAGCATTCGTAGATGCTAACTCTGGAAACACAGCAAGTGTAATAACAGGCCGTGGAGTAGTCTTACAACTTTCCGTATCAGGAAACGTAGCAATCAGTCCGGGAACAACCCTAGACGTTGCTAACGCTGGTGCTGGAATTTTGCAAAGTGGAACTTCCAATAAGGTCGCTGTAGCTCTAGAATCAGTTACATCCGGAAGCGTTTCAACGATAAAATGTCAAATAATTAGGTGATTTAAATGGTTAACGCAACACCCGGTTTATTAACTAGCCTTAATACAGGTTCCGCAGACGGCGGTCTCGGAGAAAGAGTACTTATTGATTATAAAGATGCAATAATGGATTATAAGGTCACTGACCTTCCCGTTATGTCTTTCTTCGCAGAGTCTATGACAACCGATACAGGCGGTAATATTGATATTACTATGGCACGACCTTCCATGAAATTGGAAGAACTTGATGAGGGTAACACCCCACAATACCAACACACTAAACTACGCTCCGAGCGTATTGGAGTGAAAGAATGGGGTATTGCAGTTGGTGTAACCCGCAGAATGATTGAAGATTCAAGATTCAACGAAGTTGAGATGTCCTTGAATGAAGCTAGACGAGCAGTTGACAGACATATGACCGAACATGTAGTGAAAGTCGTATTCGGTGGAGCTGCAGATACTACATTCGGTACAATCGCAATTAACGCTGATACTTCAGAATCTGATATCACAACTTTCTCAACAAACCCATATGGTGGTTTCTTTGGAAGTGGTATGACCGCAAACGACATTGATGCAACAGGTTCAAGATTAAATTCTTACGGTAACGAAAGTTCCACAAGATTAATTAGAGACATGTACTTCAAAGCTGGGTCATCAACCGCTGGAGATATCGCAGTAAGCGATGTTTCAAACGCTATGGATTTAGTAGGTGCACACGGTTATAACGCTACGCACTTATTCATTTCCCCAGCACACTACAAGTCATTACTTGACCTTGCAGACTTCTCAACTGTCTTCTACGGAGGAGAAGGAGGAGCAGCAGGAGCAGTAAACGCTAGTGGTGGAGCAGGAGCACCAACAACCGCTTTACAAAATACTTTCTTGCAAGGTACTAACCAAACAGGAGTTGTAGGTAGTTTGTCTGGACTAACAGTTGTATCAAATGCATATGTACCTTCCGACAGATTCGGAGTTTTCGATTTGACAGTTAAACCTATGGTTTACGTCGAAAGAAGAGCTTTGACTGTGGAAGAAGCCAACCCCGGTTTCGGAATCGTTGGTTCATACATGTCCATGAGATATGGTTTAAAAGTTGTTAGACCAGAAGTTGGAGCAATCTGTATAAATCAAGCTTAGATAGATAATTGGATTATCCTATTTAAACACGCCTACGGGGAGGGGCTAAACTCCCCAACTTTATTATTAAGGTACCACCATGAGTAAATTTAAAAGAG